GGGCCATCTTGCGCCGCTTCGCGTCCCACGGCCGGAACTCCTTCTTGCCCCCGGGCGGGTCGTAGCGATAGACCACGGCAATCAGTTTGCCGTCCGCGTCGTGGTAATCCCACTTGGCGGTCGCTGGCCCGAGATCATCAGTCGCCACCTGGCGCTTGCCCTTCCGAATCGGTGCTGATGGCGCACGACCAAGCACATCAGCGCAGTGCGTCAGCACCCTCGGAAAGTCGTGATGCGTGTCTGCACCGAAGTGACCACCAATCAGAGTGAAAATGTCGCCACCAGAGTCGTCGGCACGATCCGTCCAGAGTCCTGCCTTGTCGCCATCAAGGACGATTTCGAGGCTGTCGCCGGGACTGCCCAAGATATCGCCGGTGTAGAACTTGCCCTTGCGCTTTTTGCCGGCCGGAAACAGCGTGAAGATCACGGACTCCAGATTCGCAATGAGCGCCGCGCGAATCTCCTCCCGCTCGGCATCCAAGTTGCGCTCAATCGGCTCGGGGGTATCGTTGTAGTCGATCATTCGCCCCCCTCTGCTTCATGCTGCTTGTGGTGTTGGGCCGACCACATTTCCAACTCAGACATCCGAAATCGGATAGTTCGCCCTATCCGGTAGAACGGAATCTTCTTGGTATCGCGGCTCTTGGGCTTGGTGAAGTAGTAGAGCGGCAGATTCAGGGCACGAGAGGCGTGCCTGCTGTCTACCATCGGCTCTACGACCGGCGGTTCGGGAAGGGTATGTTTCATTGCGGTGTCCTCCAGCAGCGGTCTTGCCAGGCACACATCCGGCACTCGAAGTGAGTCTGCTCGGCAAACGAGCGCGGCAACAATTCGCCAACCTCGGTGGCCGTGATGACCTTGGCCGCCCGATCCGACATGCGTTGGGCAAGGGCTGCATCAAAGGGCACGAGCTCGGTGTAGATTTCCATCGTGTCGGCGTTCACCGCCGTAAAAATCGCCGGGTGCTCGTGTAGTTCGAGATAGGCCTGATACAGCGCGACTTGCGCTGCATAGACGGGCTTGGAAATGGCAAGCCGGTTCTTCTCCAGATCGCGCCACGATTTCGAGCCGAGACACTTGTTTTCCCAAAGCGCCGGGTAGGCAAAGCCCTCGGGGCCACCGACGAACACGCCGTCGATGTGGCCCTGCAGGCGTCCGTCAGCCACCGAGAAACCGAACTGCTCGCCGTCGGCCTTGTGGGTGCGCAGATCGAAACCCGCGTCCCGCAGCCATCCGACCATGCACTCTTCGTTGACGTGCCCACGCTCGAAGATGCGCAATATCCGCCCCGGCGTGTCACGCCCGTAGTCGACCGGTGCCTGCGCGTACTCGTACTGCAATGCACGCTCGCAAGAAACCCCAAGCCGCGATGCGCCAAGGTAACGACGCACATCTTTCTTGGCGCGGGCCTGTTGCATGCCGGCATCGATGAGCGCAGTCAGTTGCCCCGCGATACTTGATGTGGAGTTGAAATCCATCATGGTTTCGTCTCCCACGGCAGGTCGTCTTCGAGATCTGCGAACGGATCGCTGACCGTTTCCTTCATGCCCTGCATCGGCGGAAACTTGGTCGCCTCGTGGGCACCGACCATTGCCTCCGTGTAGCAGGTGACGATGGCCTCGATGACGCGTAACGCCTCCTTTTCCGAGTAAGTCCCGAGGGGCTTCTCGAAGCCGATTTCACCTGCAGCCTCGCCGAATGTCTTGAGGCATTGCCGCATGGATGCAATCTCCATCTCAGACGGATCGATCATGACGACCTCCTTGCCGTACTGCTTGGCATCGACCCAGTTGCCGTAAAGTTTGTGGAATGCGTCCTGGCAGCGACGGCTGCAGAACACCCAGTCGAGCGGATAGCGCCGGGGGTCGGCGATCTTGAAGCGGCCATCCAGATGGCCGAACCCCCGTGCCTGTCGTTTGCAGACCCAGCATTTCACGACACCCCCTTGTGTCGGATGCGATCCTCGACAGGTCGACGCCCCTCGATAAATCCATCGCCGTCAACATGAAATGTCACCCTTGGATGAGCGCAGCGCTGGCTGGCTACCATGCGCTGTTGATGCTCGACAGCACAATCTGCGCAGTAGCTGCTTCCGCCCGGATGGCTGCGCCGTGCTGCCTCAACCCAAAGTTCATACTGACGGCGCGAATCGAAGCACCGTGGAAAAGGTTTCATCATGACGTTCTCCTACTGAGCCCATGCCGGTTTGCCAGAAGGAGCCTGGTGCTGCGGCGCTTGGTAGGCAGGAGCAGTTGGCGCTGCCGCAGCACCGCCAGAGGAAACCAGGGGGGCCGTACCCATCAGGGCGGCATAGTCCTTGTGGTCGGGCTCGATGGCGATCTTGACCACGTTGCGGTCTTCACCTTTGGCGTCCTTCTCCACGTCCACCCGGGCGATGAATTCGATGCCATCGAGGTCGCTGAAGCCTTGAATACGCCGGGCAGCGGCAGCTTGCGGCCCGTTGTCCTGCGGATGCACGTTACGGGCGCTGTTGAGAATCGCCCGGATCATGCTGCGCCCCATTTGCTGCCACGTTGGGCCTTTGCGGGATTGAAGCCCGATGTTCGACCACATCTTGCGCTTGGCGAACGCCCCTTCCAGCACCACGAACTCGCAGGCGAGGTACACGCTGCCGGTATCAAAACTCTCTGTGGCGTAGCCGCCTGTCCAGCCTTGGGCCGGATCGTCATGACCACCGGGCTTGATCGTCATGCGCACACGGACGAGGGCGCCCTTCGGAATTAGGTCGAATGTGCCCTGTTGAGCTTCGGCGTCGTTGTAATCAAAGTGGGTATTGGCGTTCATGTCTTGCTCCTGGATTTGGTTTCGGTTTTGGCGGGCGGGACGACAAGCGATTTCTTCATGGCCTTGGCTCGGGTTTCGAGGTCAGCTATCTGGGCCTTCATGTCATCCAAGCGATGTTTCAATTCCAATAGGCTGTGTCGCAGCCAGGTGTTCTCGGCGGTAAGCCGCCGCACCGTGGTCTTGGTGGCCTTGACGTAGGTATCGAACTCGGTGTCGGTCATGACGAGACCTCGCCGAGGCACTTCCGAATGAGTTTGCCGAGATCGGGTTCCTCGATGGCGTCGAGTCGTCCGCTTCTGTCCTTGCTGGGATAGCCATCAGGGTTGTCGGCGCGGGTAACGAAACCCCGATAGGGCGTGCCGTCGTCGGCCTTGAGAATGGCCAGCGTCACCATCTCGTCCAACACACCAGGTAACTCAAGCGACGTCTTGCTGCCCTCCATCTGCAATTGGTAGAAGCGCTTGTTGTAATCGTCGACCTTGACCTCGAGGATGGCGACGTAGATGACGTGCTTGTCCCGAACATGTTGCAAGTGGGTGAGTGCCGTGATCATTTCCTGGCCGAGCAGCCCATAGGCTCCACGTGTGTCCGGTTTGCCGTTTTTCTCCGAATACGCCTGCGGCTGCGCCTTACACCAGGCAAAGCACAGGCGCGAGAGAACGGTCAGCGAATCGACAAAATAGAACTCGTACTTCGCCAACTGCGCCGGATCACCGTACTTTTCACAGACATGGCGGAAGTGCGCTTCCGAGAACGGCTGATCCGAAGTTGCCGTGGGCAGTGGGCCGGCGAGAAACACCACCAGATCCCGGAATTCACTCCACGTGCGTGGTCGTACTGAATCACCAGACCAATCCTTGACCGACAGATCGCCGGCCTCGAGGTCGACGAACAGGGTTTTTTCGGGTGGCAATGTTTTCAGTTGGGTGGTCTTCCCCACACCGGGGAAGCCCACCAGACCGACCTTGGCGCTGTGGCGTTCCTTGAGCCGTTCTTCGGCTGAGATGATGGGCAGAGCCATTACGCAGCCTCCTTCAACAGTTCACACACTTCCGGCCGCCACAAAATCTGGTAACCGGAATGCCCGTTGCGGGAGTACGGCAGGGCTTCGCCCCACGCACGACCGGCATCCGTCAATTCCCACTCATCCCGGTCGTTGCGTTCCTGATAGCCCAGAACCGCCAGACGCAGATTGACGGTGCGCGC